GCCACGAATGATTTCAGTCATGCGCTTACCTGCTCAGTGTCGATACCGGCGGAAATGACGACGGAGCCCACAATGGTTTCGCCGTAAATCAAAGGTACTGGCGTCCCAGCCCTGCTGGTGTTTTGTATCCCGCTAAAGCTGTATGACTTCTGGGGGTCAAGTTCAGTGTCGCGGGTTGTGGACTGCGTGTAGGCGTTGCCTGCTGTTGGAGAAAGTGTTGGCGTAGGCGTTAAAAGCTGTGCAACCCCGCCAAGGACAAGACTTGCGCCAATCAAGCCAACCGCCGTGACTGTAGAACCGGCCAAACCAATGCCTAAACCAGGAATAAAGACTGCAGCCGCAACTAAAGCAATGCCGGTAACGATCTGGGTGAATGTCGATCCAGCTCCTACGGTGACAGGCGCAATCTTGATCACCTGCTGGCCGACTGGATGGCCCAGTTCCTCTTCGCTCAAGTCATACGCTCCAACACTGACCCGGTAGTGCTGGTCTGCCATGTGCCGTTCCAGTCCGGGAAAGTTTGCCAGCAGAAACCGCATTGCGTCGGCTACTGAATCGACAGCAGCGGTGAACGTGCGGCGTCCCAAAAACTTGGCGAGGCGACCATAAACCCGGATTTCCCTCAGCATGGTCACCCCTGTCCCCCTGTCAGTTTATCTGCGTTGACGTGACGCAAAAGTCTTCCTGTGCATTTCTGCAGCCAGCCGCCGTACATATCCCTGCTGGATAAGCGACCTCGAATGTGGTGCAAAATCATCTGATCGCCCAGGTAAACACCAACATGATTCAAGCCTGAGCCCATGATGTTCATCAACACGGCGTCGCCGCGCTGCAACGTCTGATCCTCCGTAAGCGGTGCAAATCCAGCATCGCGCCAGCAATCGTCGAACATCGGTGCCTGTTCAAACTGCTCTGGCGTGATCGGTCGGTCCCAATCCGGCAGCGCCAATCCCTGCTGGTCGTACCAATCGCGCACTAGCGTCCAGCAGTCGGTTACGCCCCAGACCCATTCGCGCCCGATTAGTGGTGCTTGAAAACCTTCTGGTTTGCAGGTGCCCCACTGCTCCGTCTTGGGATTGACGATGTGCCAAGGCAAGCCTGACTTTTCACATGCCAGTCGATCCGCTTGGCTTGGAACGGGCGGCGTAAATGGATGGCTGTGGACCACCGCTGCAATTTCGCCTGCATCCTCAGCAGCGCACCAGTCGTCAGGATCGAGAATGAACATCTCCGACGCATTAGCCGCCAAGTTTTTGCACGCCCAATAACGCCTGCGACCCTTGACCACCACCAACAAACCGCAGGCTTCACGCGGACAGTCAGCCTTGGCGTGGTCAAGCGCGTCAGATTTCCAGCTCATGTGAAGAAGGTGCCAATACCGGGGAACGCTCCAAAAGGCAATTCCGCTAGTTCACCAAACCGCAGCTTGCAGCTACTCAAGCGTTTTCCACATACATCGCCAATGGCATCAAGTTGACCTTGGTACGGCGGAGAGGTTTTCCAGTCGTCAAATGCTGTATCAAGTGCAGTTTTGGCACTGTCGTAGTTGGATTTTGCGGTGTTGTAAGCCGACAAAGCTGAGTTGTAAGAAGATTGCGCAGAACTAACGGCACTGGTGTCGTAGTACCAGCGTTCAATCTCAAACCACGAATATGAGCCGCTGCCATAGCGGTTGGTCGCATCAGTCGCTCTTAATTTGCCTCTTCTATAGGTGTCGCCCAGTGACACGGTGGATCCGTTCCATACACCCTCGTAAGTGCCTGATCCAAGACCCAGCGTTGTGTACCTCGGTCCACGAACGTAATAGTTAGATCCGATCCCTTTTGAATAGCGCGTTTCTGCTAAATACCACGTTCCAGAAGCGCTATTAAGCGTATTGGATGCGCTATTTAGCGTGGCTTGTGCATCGGCTAAAGGTTGTTCTGTTGCTTCAAATGCTTCCTTGGCTGCGTAGTACGCAATAGCTTCTGCCGAGTCAGTAACGCCTTCCAGCAATACGTCGTTTTCGTCAGCAATCGGTGCGCCGGTATAACCGCACTCGGCTCCGCGATACACCCACTGACACAGATTGTTGATGCACTGGCGCTTGGGTGCTCGAACACCAGCCAAGTCAAATGCAGCTGCTAATTCCCACTCAACTACATCGCGGTTTTCGGTAACCTTGCGATCTAGGTAGTAAATCTCTTGGGGAAATTCTGCTGTCGTGTCTGGCGTTCCATAAGGATTAGAGCCGCCGTCAAAATTTGCGTCGTCAATGTATCGCGCCAGTGTGCGAATACGAGTGAGCTTCGCACCGTTAAGGTCGTTGCCAGCAGTGGTGGCATTAACCGTCAGCAAGATCCCGGTAATTGTGCCAAGCAAGTTGCTGACACGGATTTTTGGACGGGGAAGCTGACCGTTGCCGGTGTACTCAAAGCCCTCCGCCTCAACCGGAAAACGCTGGTAAGTGTTGCCCTTCCAGACCAATTCGCCGTTGGCGTCCATGTTGCTTCCGGCGTGGAAGCGATACACCGTGTTGACGCCGTGCAGTGCCGTAGACAGTTCCAGCTCAAACAGCTCGATAATGCTGCTCGGGTTGATCTTCTGTAGCTCGGAAACTGGGATCGCCATCAGGGCTCAAAGACTTGGCGGAAAGTCACTGAAATACGGCTGCGTAAATGGTCAAACATTTCACGACTCCAGCTGGCACACACCCATTTGTATGAAACGGTGGTATCAGGCGGAGTCCAGTCGAAACTGGCCGCGTCAAGAGCGCGGGCGTCCAGAAAGGCTTCGATGATGTCCGCGTCGGTATCAGCAACGTTGAACTCCAAATCCCACTCCTTCGGGTTTTGGTGCAGACCGAAACTCAGACGTTGCTCGTATCCGTCGCCAAACTTGACGTTGCGGATTGCGGGCTCAGACTTTTTTGTCGCCGAATAGGTCGGACTGTAAGCGGGAAAGGTAGCCATTAGGCAAGCAAGCCTCCAGGTCGTTTTTGCTTGATGAGTTCTTGCTGCACCGCAAGACCGATGGCTTCACCGAGTCTATTGGCTTGTCCCGCATTGCCCTCCGCCTTGGTGCCGCTGGCATCGACATTGACGACAATGTTCGCGTCTCCCATGCCCAGTTTGTTGTTGGGGACGATGGTGCCCGACTTGCCGGGAACAAACAGCTCGGGTCCGAGTTCGCCCACAATGTAAGGCTTACCAGAACTTACGGAACCTCCGGCTGCTTTTTTAGGGAACTGGTATGGTCCGGCCCCACTAAATATTCCGCCGCCCGCAAATGTTTCAGTCGGTGCTCCGTCGCCAAACATGCCGTTGGAAGTAGTGCCAGCACCGCCAGCACCGCCACCACTGGGGAACAGACTCAAGGCCGCGTTCAGAATTGTCATCTGAATCCACTTGGCAATAATCTGCGCGGCCATATCCAAGAAGTAGTCAGCAATGTTCTGGAAGAAGCTGGCAAGAGCTTCTTGGGCGGTCATTGCTCCAGAGATGATACCTTTGAAGGAGTCGGCAAAGGCAGTGCCGATAGCGTCTGCAGCACCAACAATTAGATTTACTGGGTCAATAAGATCGTTTAATTGACCTTTTACGTCTGCTATTGCATCTTCTAGACGTGCCCTTGGAGAAGCCTGCTCTATAGCACCGCTTCGCGCTTCCTCGGCTTTGCTCGTAACCCCTTGTCTGATTTCTTTTAGCCTATCAAGAATGTCTTTGAACGCAGGATCGTTTAACGCTTCAACAGTTTTAATTACATTATCAAGAAGGCGTAATTGTGCCTCTTCCATTTGATTGATTACGGCAAGTTGCTCGGCCAACGCGGGTTTGATACCCTTACGCAGCAGGTCTCCATATTCACGCTCGTATGCGGCACGGTCCTTTTGCTGTTTAATAAGATCGTTAAACTGTTTGAGGTTGTCCATGCCGGGAGCGAGTAATGCTTGGGCTAGCTGAAGCTCTTCCTGTTTAAGTCCGTTAATTTTTTGCAGTTTTTGAATTTGCTGTTGGTACACAAGCAACTGTTTATTTGCCGCAGTTTCTGCAGCGCTTGCGGCGCCTGAAGTATCGCTCAGCGCAGGTGCTTGAGCCATAGGCTGGAGTTTTGCAATCTGCAGGTTGTTAATTGTTGCAGTTATTTCTTTCCCTAAATTTTCATACTCATAGTAAATACGTTGCGATGTAGCCATTACTTCTTTGTAGTATTCTTTATCTGCCGGTGTAAGCGCTCCGGGTAAAGCTTCTTTTGCAGCGTAATACTGGGTATTAGCTGCAGTCATCTGTTCTTTAATACGCGCTGCAATTAGAGCTCCCTGACGTTTAAACTCTTGCTTAGAAGCTTCTTCGTTTTGGCGACGAATTTGATCGTTAATTTTGGCTATTCTGTTTTGACTATCTTCGTTTGCGCGGTTAATCCGTACAGCGTTATCGTACTTATACCGCTCAATCTGTACTTGAACTTTTGAGTACTCTAGCTGTGCTTTTTCTTGGGCTGCACGCGCCTCTTCTTCAACGGCCATACGACCGGCACGGTAATTTTCAACAGCGGTCTGCACTGTGTTTATAATTTCGGCTTGTTCTGGATCAGCAGATAATGCTCCAGTAATCGAGCGTTCTAATTGCCGTTCACGGTTAAGTAATTGCAGAGTTTTAAGTTCTTCTTGGCGAACTTTCTGTACATAATCAAGTTCTTGCTCGCGCATTTTCATGCGAGCATCTTCTAAACGTCGGGTTGCCTGCAAATCAAAGTCGGCTTGTGCCCGCGCTGCTGCGCGTACCATGTCAAGCCGTTGCTCGTCATAGCCACGCTGTGTGTTTGCTACACGTTTGTTATTTTCTTGAATAGCGTTATACAGTTCATTAGCATATTTAATCGTAATTTGTTTTTCATTTTCTGCAAATTTGATACGCATCTGGGTTTCTTGTTCCAGTGCTTTTTTACGTAACTCGCTTGTACCATCGGGGGCACTGGCTCTAAACGCCTTAATCTCTTGTTCAAATTTTTTAAGTCGTTCTGCAGCATCTGCTTGTTTGCCGAGAATATCTTGTTCTGCTTTGCTCTTACCAAGCATTTGCTCCAAATATCCCGTGCGGACTTTTGCAAGTTCTACAAGTTCGTATTCGGCCTTAATTTGCTTGTCCAGCTCGGCAAGCTGGTTTTCGTACGCGGCAGTGCCCTCTAACGATTTTTCGTATAGAGCGTCTCCTAGTTGTTTGGCTCCAGGGATTAAATTGATTAGATTGGCTATTCCGGTTGCGACTGCATTGATCAGTAAAAATATGCCTTGTACTCCGCGCAAGACTACGTTTAGTGCGAATACAAAAGGTCCGGCAATGATACCTAGTGTCGTACCCACAGCTTTAGTTACGCCATTCCATGCCTTTTCAAGTTCGTTGACGGCGGCTCCAGCGCCTCGTCCTGCAAGTCCGCCAATATCACCCGTCTGTGCAGCTACGGCTGCAGTACTTATACGGTTAGCTTCTGCAGTGTTGCCGAGTTCTCTGACAGCGCGTACCTGCTTTTCAAGCTCTGCAGTGAAGTAGATGCCTTCTTCTCGGAGTTTACTGAAGTTGTCGCCACCTGTCTCCAGAGTGTTTGCAAGGCGTGCAGCTGCCGATACGGCTTGATCCAATGCTTGGCCAAGAGCGCCACCGAGAATTTGACCGCCAAATCCTGAGCCAACAAAAGAACCAAGTATTGAACCGGCTACGCTACCAGCGCCTCCACCGAACAACAAAGGAAAGCCGGCGCCAAGGGCTAAGCTTTCGCCCATTTTTCCAATGGACTTTTGTGTGGATTTAAATCCCGGACTTTTTAAAGGACCGTCAGTTTTAAAACGCCCCGATGTTCTGTTAGCCAACCTAGTATTAAAATCTTTAAGTGCTTGATCGTTATTTCTTTTGTTTATTTCAAGTTCTATTTTACCCAATTCTACAAGTTTGTTAAGTTTTTCTCTAAAAACTTTAGCGTCGTTTTGTAGCTCTTTTTGCGTAATCTGCTGTTCTTGTTGTTCGGCCAGCTTAGAAACATTGTTAGCTGCGTCGATAGCGGCAGCTTCGTACGCACGGATGCGTGCTATTCGTTCTCCGACAGGGGATGTCTGGCCTTGTAGCGGACTTTCTACGGGGCCGATAGGGGATGCATACGCAAAAGGATTGCCTGCTAATTTACGTA